CGCCCCCGCGATCCGAGTAAACAGCCACCAGAGTCGGTTGATTATCAACGAGTCTGGAACTCCCTCTTATGTTTACGGAGACGCCCCCTACACGGCAGCAGGTAGCGTTGTTCAGAACTTCTCAAGAGGCATGACCATTATCAACTCATCCTCCTCGTTCACCATCAAGATTCAGCACCAGTGCCAGACAACTCGTGCTACTGACGGCTTCGGCGGTCAGGGCTACGACTTAACCATGTTCTCGCAAGTCCTTGGCATCAGAATCGGAGACGCATCGTAATGTCCACACCAATCAAAGAACAACTCGCCATCGGCATCGACGCTCTCCGTCCCGGTGCATCTTGGTCTTCGTGCAGTTCGTACGAAGACCTCGCCGCGTCGTGGAAGGACGCCTCGCCGATTCCAACCGAACTCGAAATCCTCGCCGCCTTCGTCGCTGCCAAGCGTGCTAAGCTCGCGTCCGATGTGATGGAGAGGTTCCGAATCAAGAAGGCTGAACCTATCTCCGTCGTCATCAACAGCGTCTCGCGTCTCGTGCCTGTTGACACGGACAACCTCACCAATCTCCTCTGGGAGTTGTCCGCGATGTCTCCGGCAGACCTGTCCGACTGGCGAATGCTAGATGGCTCTCGCGTGACGTTGAACCAAGCAAACCTTATCTCGATCCGATCCGCAGTGCGGAGTCGAACCAAGGCTCTCTCAACCGCTGCGAATGACCTGGTAGACCTCATCCAATCTGGCCTTCGTCCGTCGCAGGCCACCGCTGAGTCCTTCGGGCTCAACTGGTCCGAGGTCGTGGAGGTGACGTTCTAATGTCCAATCAAAATGAACGTCTGCGTGTGTCTCTCGCACGCATCGAAACAAAGCTGGATGCTCTCATCGAGCGGGGCTCGGACCACGAAGTCCGAATCCGCGTTGTCGAGACGGATTCCAGCAAGAGGATCGGAGCGGTAGGAGCGTTGCTCTCGGCTGCTGCGTTTCTCATCAGTGGCGTTGCTGCGTTCTACTCGATGCTTCACAAGTAAAGGAGGCTATCTCAATGCCCAAAGAAACATCTGAAATCCTCCGTGCGATCCATGACGAGATCGCACAAGACCTACTCCGTCGCATCCAGTCCGGTCAGGCGACTGCCGCCGAGCTTCGAGAAGCCCGCCAGTTCCTCAAGGACAACGGCATCGACTGCATCCCAACGGAAGCCTCACCTCTCCTCAAGCTGGCCGACTCCATGCCCAACTTCACCGAAGATGAGGCTGAGGAGGTTGCTTAATGGCGAGCAAGAAGACCCCGGAAGAAAAGCTCAAGTCCAGCTTTCGGGCGTTCCTCTGGATGATATGGAAGGAACTGAATCTACCCGACCCGACTCCCATCCAATACGACGTAGCCAAGTATCTGCAAAGCGGTCCTCGCCGCCGGATCATCGAAGGCTTCCGTGGTATGGGCAAGTCGTGGATCACCGCAGCCTACGTCCTGTGGCGACTCTACCGCAATCCCCAAGAGCGTATCCTCGTCGTGTCGGCGACCGAGGATCATGCAGTGGACTTCTCCACCTTCGTCCTCAAGCTCATTGACACCATCCCGATCCTCTCGCACCTCAAGCCGCCTGCCGACCGTCGCTCCAAGATGAGCTTTGACGTTGGCCCGGCTGAGCCCGCGAAAGCTCCGAGCGTCAAGAGCGTGGGCGTCTTCGGCCAGCTACAAGGTCCGCGTGCAACGCTGATCGTGGCTGACGACATCGAAACACTCGGAAACGCGGAGACGCCAGGCAAGCGAAGGAAGCTCGCCCGAGTGATCTCCGAGTTCGACTCGATCATCGTCCCTGGCGGCGAGGTCGTGTTCCTTGGCACTCCGCAGTACGAGGCGTCGGTCTACAACGCTCTCTACGCGAAGAAGACCCCGCAGGGAGGCAGGCTCTACGACTGCCGCATCTGGCCCGCCCTCGTGCCCAACGACGGCGAGGCCGAAGCCTACGGAGGCCGTCTCGCACCAATCATCAGTGAGATGCGGAAAGACCGATCACGCATCGGGCACACCTCCGACCCCGACCGCTTCTCCGACATAGACCTCGAAGAACGATCCGTGTCCTACGGTAGAACAGGCTTCCGCCTACAGTTCATGCTCGATACCACGCTGTCCGACGAGGACCGCTACCCACTCAAGCTGACTGACTGCGTGGTCATGTCTCTGGACAAGCTCCAAGGGCCGGATCGCGTGGTGTGGGGACCGACGAGCGACAACGAACTCAAAGACCTCGTGAACCTCGGGCGAGACGCCGACCGCATCCACGGACCCGCGATGGGTCACATGGCTTCTTATCAGCCGTGGGATGAATCCATACTCGTCGTTGACCCCTCGGGTCGCGGCAAGGACGAGACGGCATGGACCGTCCTCAAGTCTCTCAACGGTGTCTTCTTCGTCGCTCACATCGACTGCGACCAGAACGGCTACGAGGAGTCGGTGATCGAACGCATGGCGAGAGCCGCGAAGGATCACCAATGCAGCATGTGTGTCTTCGAGGGTAACTTCGGCGACGGCATGTGGGAGAAGATCGCAAGCCCAATCTTCGCTCGCATCCACCCCATCACCTTCGAGGAAGTGAAGCACTACGGCATCTCGAAGGAGCGTCGAATCATCGACACCCTTGAGCCGGTGATGAACGCACACAAGCTCGTCTTCGACCGCCAGGTCATCGAAAGGGATCACCTGATGATCCAAGGGTACGACATCGAGAAGTCTCTCTACTACTCGCTGATCTACCAGATGACTCGCCTCACGGCTGAGAAGGGGACCATCCCACACGACGACCGCCTCGACGCGGTAGCGATGGGCGTGGCCTACTTCCAGAACCAGGTGGACATCGACAACAAGAAAGAAGCCACACGGAAAAGAGATGAAGCTCTGGACGAATGGCTCGAACGCTTTGAACACAAGAAGTATTCCGAATCTAAACGATTCGAGAGTGACGACGCCTACTGGCATGGGGACACTGACTCCCTGATGTCGTATAACTGATCGCCACCGCACGCACCCCGCCGGGGCCGGAAACGGCCTCACCGGGTTTACCACCGCCTAGAAATAACCGATAGGGACTACATGCCCGGAAACCGCCCTACAAGCCGTTTTAAGAGCTTCCTCCTCGGGTCGGGGCTCAGCCTGGTTCTGATCCTCGGATCGCTCCTAGCCCTATCCACGCTGACGAGACAGGCACACAAGCCCAACCGCTCCCCGGAGAGTCAATACACCACGGCCAGGATGCAGTACCTCGACGCCCTCCGTGGGCTCGAACGCTCCCGCGACCGTGGCGACATCCCCGAGGACGAGTGGGCTCTCGTGATCCGGCCAGTGATCGACAACGCCGATCAGCTACTCGCCGCCTACCAGGTCGAGGTCAAGCAGGGCGGCGACATCACCGACGACGCCAAGGACTCACTCGAAGACACCCTCGGTCGGTTGGAGCGACTGGATCGCAACTACGACACCGGGGATGACCTCATCGGGGGAGATGTCCGCTAATCGGCCCGTAAAGGCACATTAAGGTAGCCTCTTGGCGGCTCTTAGGCGACATGGCCGGAAACGGCCCTAGGATGCCCCAGGATCGCTTCCAGTTTCGACCGACCTCAGACCGGGGTTTGACCGTGGAACGCGGGAGACGGGCAGCATTCGCCCTTTCCGGGCAATCCTGAGCTTTCCCGACCCGACAGGTCGGATTGACCACCAGGAGGCCCGAAGGGGCCGGGATGACCTCCCCCTCTAAGGATTTAATGATCTGTTAGCTAAAGGTTGAGTAGAGTATAGTTACCATAGCTCTTAAAGAATAACCCACTTAACCACCTCCTAGCTAATCTACTTGCTCATCTCTTAACTATTACCCTTTACTCATACTCTTTACTCATCTCTTAGCTAAGATTCTCTAAGAGGATTTAATACATAGTATTTGTATTAGATATGTAATATAAAAAATACATCACAGATTCTATTTGTCAAATCAAATCCATTATAATCTTCTGTCACCTGGTCCCTTGATTGGCCTTCGGCCCAAGGTGGATCAAGGGGATTGATCTTGAAGTTCTCGCTTATCTGATCCCGAACCCAACTCATTTAGTTACCTAAACAATACCCTTACGAATACGTCAAGAGTTCCAATGCAAAATTAGTTCGGGGGTATATAAGAGAGGGCTCGCCGCGATTCCCCCCATACCCCCTGAGCCGCATAGACCCTACAGATTACCTACCTTGCCTGATCCCTGGGCCTTGCACGCCACCGACTACGCCACCAAATTATCATAAACCCTTGTCTTTCCTAGTCTGCCTACGGATTATAAATCCTTCACCGTCTCTATAGTCGCTGGTCCTACTAACAGGCGTCGAATGTCTCGCCTGTCCTTGCCCGCATAGGTGTATCCGGCTCACTCGCTATCGCTCGCTCGCCCACCGCCTCTCTCTCATCCGTCATCGACTTCAATAGAAAATCTTTCACATTTCTAAATATATTTTCTTGCATCTATCGTTCAGTAATGTATTATAGATATGTAAACGATAGATGTTCATTTACAAGTGAATAGCCGGGCAGGATGCGGACATCCGCTAGATGGCGTCACTGTGGCGACCATCGCCCGACACAAAGCCGGATCAATCCGGCGACACACACACACACAAAACGCTTGGCGAGTCTTAATCGGCTCGCCGGGCCTTGAATGGGATAAGTGAATGAACCTTAACAGACCACGCGACACGTTATTACCTCAAACTCGGAGTAGACGCCATGAAAACCGCCACGATGACTATCAGAGACTTCATCAAGTGGGCCGATGCAGGCACGGTAGAGCGTGCAGTATGGGCAGACCTGAAACTGTTTGAAGCGGGGTTGATAGATGGATGGGGGAAGTTTATGCCCGGCGTAACTGCTGATACTCGGATCATCATCCGCAAGTTTTGAATTGATACGAAAAATCTTCTTAATGATCGGCCAGCTACTTAAATGTGACTGGTCGATTTTCTTTTATCGCCCGCCTAGGTCGTGTCTTAACCATAGGGAGAATGTTATGGAAGTTACTACTAAACGTGGCCGAGTCTCGGCCTATGGCTTTGGTTGTGGTTATGTTGAGATTAAGGATTCCGGTCCGCTGGTGACTCGAATATGGATGGAACATACCCGCTATCACGTTAGGCAGACCGACGTGTCTGAAAATATAGCCCGCCGGGTATTTTGGGAAGTATTCGATAAGTTGAAAGACGCTAGAGAATTGTTCAATAATCAACCGGGCGACATCCAATAAACAATTCTACTCGGCCAGCTACTTAAATGTGACTGGTCGGTTTTCACCCTCTAATCAATGGAGAATAAATATATGCAATTCAGGCATAAAAGCGACGAATCAACCATCATCTATAGCGATGATACAGTCATTATCGACGTTAGAAAAACACCGCCGGGATATGGTCCTTGTAAATATGAAATATGCGTAGGCCGGGCAGGGTCTAGCGTTTCTTTTGTAGCTGGACATCATGACGACTGGGAAAAGTGCAAGGAAGTGGCTAAGAAGCTGGCAAGGTATCCGCTTAAATCTTTGTCGTTTGTTGGGCTCTGAATAAACCATCGGCCAAACCTTAACAGGTCTGGTCGGTTTTCAACCCCCTAACCAATGGAGAGAAAGCGTTATGAGCATTCAAGACAGAATGAAGGAACTGAACGAAAAACTTTCCCAACTACAATCGGACCTGGCCGACCTTGAAACGGATAGAGACAGGTTCGACCCCTCCGACTATATAGATGAAGATGATTACGATGCGATGTTGGACGACTGCTATGGTCCTATCGACGTATGCGGGATAAAATACGGGGCAAGCGATGTTCTTAAGGCGGTCGATCCTATCGCCTACCGTTGCGGGTTATCCGACTATTGCGGCAGTTTCGATCAATCTGAGTACGCAGACCGATTCCCCGAGTACGCTGAATTGCTTGAACGCATTGAAGAAATTATTGAAGAAATTGAAGGGGAAATTGAAGACGTTGAATCGGAGCTAGATGACCTGGCTATCGAGTTCGACAGAGACGATGACGACTAAACGCATCGCTGCCCATTAGGGCGTTCTTACTCGGCCCGATCCTTAACTGGATCGGATCGGGTTTTCACCTTCTAACCAATGGAGAAAAAACATCATGAAAAGTCACTGGTATTGGACGACTGAGGATGGCCGCGAGCGTATGGGGATCAGCGAATCATGCCCGGCAATCCGTGGCGTGTGGACTGCTGAGCGTGTTCTAGGCTTGCGTCACAACGGATGGTATGGGGACACTGAGAATCAGGACCGGCTCATGGTCGGCGTCGTCATCCGCATAGGAGGAGCAATCCTGGCGGGATGGCATGATCCCGATTCTGATTGTTATGACCTTGACCTCACCACGCTTACTGATGTTCGTGGTGTTGAAGATTTTGAATCATCCGATGAACTGAGGGACGTGGCGAGGTGGGCGGACGATGACGCCCGGTATGCGGCAGAGCGTGAGGATGAGTACCAAACCATCTGGCGGGCTAAGAATGATCTAGCCGACAGGTGGGATGAGAATGAATCTGAGGTTGATCGAATCCGCGATCTATTCGACTGCCGACATCACGGTAAGACAATGGGGGACCAGTTCGCCAAGGCGTTGCGGGCGTACAAGCGGGAACGCCAAGCGATAAAGGACGCTTGCAGCGAGCTTGACGTTGACCTTGAGGAAGTTCTATCCCGCGATTATTGAAAATCCCGACTCGGCCTGGCCCTTAAACGGATCGACTGGTCAACACCATTCGATCCTATTCAATTCCAACCCAACGGAGAATCGGAGAATGAAAACCTTACTTGACAGAGTTCTTAACCGGATCAACTTAGCAGCTACTCGGGCCGCATTGGTCGGTCTGGATAGGGAAGCTAATGAAGCGTTAGTCAACGGGCATATCACCCACGATGAATACATGAAAACCTATCGACTCACAATCGAGCGACTGACCATTCTCGATGGTCAGGCAGAACGGAGGAAAGCGTGAACAAACCGCCTGACATCATCGTTTCTATCCATCCTTATCTCAACGACGACCAGACCCCGACCGGGAAAGTCCTGGCGTCTGTTTGCCTGGCGGTGGGCAGTCGAAGGATCGAAGTCTATGAGACTGGTCCAGCGACCAAGGACGCGACCGCTGAGCGGTACGCTGAGGACTGGATCAATTCACAAGCCGGGATCAAAGCGATTGATCTTGAGAGACGTTTACTCAACACCGCATGACCATCACGCTAGGCCGACTCTCAACGGAGTTGTCTAGCTTTCTCATCGGCAATTCCGCCGAGTAACCAATGGAGAGTTGAAAATGGATAGCTATCGACTTGAACCGCCCTTTGAGACGGTGGACGCCCTGTGCCGCGACTTCATTAACGGCGTGCTGGATGATGTCGGATTCACTTTTGAACTTGTGGAGGATTCGGACGCTTGCGTGGATCGAATCGAGAATGAATCCCGACCTGGATTTTTCCCCTTCACTGAGGGGGGATGGCGTGCGATGCCTTGGGGCTTGCTGAGTAACTTGCAAGGCTCTGGTCGGCATACGGGAATGCTCTCCCTGGCGGTCGAGGAAGCCGAGCGACATGCACGCGAGTCTTACATGGATGAACATGATGGTGTCGATCCGTGGGAATACGACCACGATGATGGCGAACGTGAAGAATGGTTTGAGTATGAGCAGGAATGGATGGACCAGACTTTCTTCATCGACATCCGAGCAACCTACTTCGCGGCAGGTAACTCTCGCAACCGATCCGGCGAGGATGAGGTTTGGTTCTCTGTGATGCTGAACCTGGATGAGTACGGGCGTGACACTAGGGGGGTTATCGTTTGGGAACGCGATGTCAAGCTGAGTGAACTGAATGAGGAACTGATTGAAGCTATGGTCGCGTCGGCGGTGGATGCCGCGTCGAGCATGGAAGCGATCAAGCCCGCACAAGCTGCTTAATTAAATCTCCATTGCATCCGTCCATGCTCAACGGTGTGGACGGGTGTTTTGAATCTAAAATGATTCACAAACGATGTCATCCGAAAAGTGTCGCATAAAACGATGAACGAATTGGCTTGCTTTTCATCTATTTATTTTCGATTATTGAACTAACTTAGTATCCACTAGGTTATCGAGGCACGAATCAAGCATCACTAAAAACAATAGGAAATGAACATGACTCTAAATCTATTCGGCCTGGATGTCTACATTGGTCAGCCATTTGCGGTGGGCCTAGCTCCTAGTCTATTCTGTTTAGTTAAGGACCATGACGGATATATCCGAATGTCCTTATTGAACCGGATTGGGATTGGCCTAGGAAAAAACCACTGACAAACCAAGCAATCGAACGGTTCAGGTTGCTTGGGAATGAGAGCCAAAGAGAATGAACGCAAACCAAGCAAAACTTATCAAAGCATTTTCATCTATGTACGGAAAAGAATCGTTGGCGGGTGAAGGTAAGAAGCACTCGACCACCGACATAATTGTGCTGGTCTATGTAGCCCTGTCAGAGGGAAAGTGGGCAGAACACAGTCAGATGCGGCGATCACTTCAAGGCGTCTGCACCCCTGGGGCTATGTCCAAGTCCATCGAGAGACTGCAAGACAGCGGGTTCATAGTCGCTGCTGACTCACCTACTGGCGACTCACGCATGAAGATCGCTCGGCTCACGGAAGCCGGATCAAAACAATATCAACTACTCAAGGACGCGATGGGATAGACCTCGCGTATGGGTAGAAAGGAAAACATCATGGGTATTCGGTGGAGAGAAGAACGGGGAGGATACGAAGTCACTTATAAGGATCGAGGCGGAAAGCGTCGGCGGGCCTTGATCCGCGACAAGCAAGACGCTGAGCAGTTCGAGCTTGAAGCCGACCTCGCCCGACTCAAGGGTGAAGAAGTCCCTGCCCCTCCCGCTGAGGGACTTGCACGCCGCCGTCCTGCTGTCCCGATTCACAACTTCGAGGCGGCGATTGAAGAAACGTGGAACATCCGATGGAGCAAGTCGAAGTCGGGGGAGTCTCAGTATGACCGGGCCAAGTCCGCCGTCTCGATCATCGGTGCTGGTCGTCATGTAAAGACCATTAGTTCGGGCGACCTGGCTAGGATGCGTGACCATCTGATCGCCAAGGGACTGACCGGATCGACCGCCAACAGATATCTGTCTGCTGTCACGGTCGTCTTGAAGACCGCCCGCGAGTTGGAGTGGACCGACAGCGTACCGACTGCACGGTGGGCCAAGGAGGGACCGGCCCGAGAACGCTACATCTCCGAAGATGAGGAGCAGGCAATCCTCCATTGGTCGATGGCGAACCAAGACATCGACTTCGCTGGTCTGGTGATCTTCCTGGTGGACTCTGGATGCCGAGCAGGGGAAGCCGAGGGGTTGTCCTGGGACATGATCGACTTCGAGGAAGGGTGCGTGCGTCTGCCCGCCAGCTTGACCAAGACCTCCAAGGGGAGGACCGTCTACCTCACGAAGCGAGCCCTGTCCGTCCTTGAGGACTCCCGCCGCCGCCTTGCGACCAAGCTGGCCGGTCCCTTCGTGGTCGTCGGCAAGTTCAAGAACCGCCTGAACCGCTGGAACAAGATGAAGGAGGACATCGGGCTTGAGGGTGACAATGAGTTCGTCCCTCACTGCCTGCGTCATACCTGTGCAAGCCGCCTCGTACAGCGTGGGGTCAGTATCTCGAAGGTCGCGGCTCACCTGGGCCACACGACCATCCAGACCACTCAGAGGTATGCCCACCTCGCGGGCCACCATGTCAAGGACGACGTACTGAACGCCCTGGACGACACGCTCAGGGACATCCCCGAGCCCGAGGAAGCCATCGCCTGAGACGGTAAGGCAGACACCGGGTATACTGCCCGGCCCACCGTTGGTGGCATTTGGTGGCAACCATCAATTCCACCGCCGCCTTCCTTCGGTGGCACGCCACCACTGGTGGCAAATGTCACCCGCTTGGTGGCAAAAAAACCTGGCCGCGTGCCCGAGTGGACTAAGGGAGCGGATTGCAAATCCGTAATTCGGCGGTTCGAATCCGCCCGCGGCCTTTCGCTTCTCTGTACAGCTTTAATTTCAATCCCTTCCGGCGATGCTCCGCAGCGACTGTGAGCTTTAGGCTTTGTTGCGTGCCTGAGGTCGTGAGTAACGAACTCGTTTGCCCAACAGCGCAGCGTATCGTGCGAAATGGCAAATTCCGGCGGTCATGCCAGGATGTCTTTGATGACCTTCGCGGGCTCGACGCCGGTCAGCCTCGCGTCCAGGCCCTGGTGCTTGAAGCTCAGGCGCTGGTGGTCGATGCCGAGCTGGTTGAGCATGGTGGCGTGCAGGTCGTGAACGCGGACGATGTTGTCCACCGCGTTGTAGCCCAGGTCGTCGGTGCTGCCGTAGGTCATGCCGGGCTTGATGCCGCCGCCGCAGAGGAAGACCGAGTAGCCCTTGATGTGGTGGTCTCGGCCGCTGCCCTGTGCCATGGGGGTTCGGCCGAATTCGCCGCCCCAGATGATGAGGGTGTCGTCGAGCATGCCTCGGCGTTTGAGGTCGTTGATGAGGGCGGCGGTGGCCTGGTCGACGAGCTTTGACGCGGTCTGCATGCCCTTGCGCAGGTCGCCGTGGTGGTCCCATCCGCGGTGGTAGAGCTGGATGAATCGCACGCCGCGCTCGGCCAGTCGCCGGGCCATGAGGCAGTTGCTGGCGAACGAGCCGTCTCCGGGCGTGCAGCCGTAGGCTTCGATGGTCTTGGGGTCTTCGCTGGAGAAGTTGGTGAGATCAGGCGTAGCCATCTGCATGCGGAAGGCCAGCTCGTACTGCGCGATGCGGTTGGCGATCTCGGGGTCATCGACGACCTTGGCGTGGTCCTGGTTGAGCTGGTTGATGGCCTGGATGATCTCGCTCTGGCAGGGCGTGGAGACGCCGTCGGGCGAGCCGACATAGTAGACCGGGTCGCCGGTGGCGTTGAGCTTGACGCCCTGGTACTTGCTGGGGAGGAAGCCCGCGGACCACTGGCGTGCGCTGATGGGCTGTCCCTGCCCGCCTCCGACGGAGGTCAGGACGACAAAGCCCGGGAGGTTCTCGTTCATCGTGCCCAGGCCGTAGAGAAGCCATGCGCCGATGCTGGGGTAGTTGGGTCGGATGCTGCCGGTGTTGAAGAAGGTGTGCGCGGGGTCGTGGTTGATCTGCTCGGTGGTCATCGATTTGATGACGCAGATATCGTCGGCCAGGGTCTGGATATGCGGGAAGAAGTCGCTGATCTCGGTGCCGGCCTGCCCGCACTTGGTGAAGGTGGTCTGGGGCTCGAAGGCCTTGAGCGCCTTGCCCTGGAGCTGCGCGATGGGCTGGCCCGCGGTGAGCGACTCGGGCATGGTCTGGCCGTGGAGTCTTTTGAGCTCGGGCTTGAAGTCGAAGGTTTCGAGGTGGCTTGGTCCGCCCGCCATGCAGAGGTGGATGACGCGCTTGACCTTGGGTGCGATGGCGAGGTAGCCGCGGCCGAGGTTGGCGACAGCGGGGGGCATGCCCGGTAGAGCGCTCGGAGGCGTTTGGGCAAACAGGCGCGAGCCCATCATCGTGCCCAGCGCCAGCGAACCCAGCGAGCCGGCGGCGCTGGTCAGGAACTTGCGGCGGGTCTGGCTGAGCAGGCAGCGCTGCGCGACCTCGGGGTCGAGTTGCACCTTCTGAAGCCGCGGCGGCTGTGGGTTCTGCGGGTTATTCATGGCGGGTGTTTCGTCGGGAGATCAGTTGCGGGTCAGGGTTTCATGCAGGTTCAGCACGACGCGGCAGACGCCGGTCCACGCGGCGTGCTCGGCGGCATCAACGTCTTCAGGCGTCGGCGCTTCACCGATGGCGACAAGCTTCTTCGCATCTTCGGGGCTGGCCTTGAAGATCGCGCGCTGGCTGGCAAGCAGGGCGATCAGGGTGGCGTGCTCGCTCTCGCGCGGCTCACGCGCAAGGGTCTTCTGGAAGAGCAGCTTCAGCCGGGCATCATCGTCATCGGTTTTCTTCAATAGATGCGATGCGAGGACGCGTGCGGACTCGACGAATACAGGCCCGTTGAGCGAGGCCAGCGCCTGCAGCGGCGTCGTCGAGACCATGCGCTGGCCCGTGCAAGACTCGCGCGAGGGCGCGTCGAAGGTCGTCATCATCGGGTGCGGGAACGTGCGCTGGGCCCAGGTGTACATGCTCCGGCGGTAGAGGTCCGCGCCCTCGCTCGTCGGCCAGCTGCGCTTGGGGAAGTTCAGCGGCTCCCAGTGGCCCTCGGGCTGGTAGGGGAACACGCTCGGCCCGCCGACGCGGTCGCCGGCCAGGAGGCCTGAGACTTCCAGCGCCTGGTCGCGCAGCACCTCGGCCGGCAGACGCATGGCCGACTGACGCGCGAAGAGCTTGTTGTTGCTCGGGTCGATCTGAGCAAGCTCGCTGCGTGTGTCGGAGGACTGCTTGTAGGTTTCGCTGGTGACGATCAGGCGGATCATGTGCCGCAGGTCCCAGCCGCTTTCACGGAACTCGACGGCCATCCAGTCCAGGAGCATGGGGTGGGTCGGCAGTGAGCCCTGGCTTCCCAGGTCGAGAGTGTTGCTCGAGAGCGGGCTGCCGAGGTAGCGGGCCCAGAGCCGGTTGGTGATGGCGCGGGCGGTGAGCGGGTTGTCTTTGGAGACGGTCCACTGCGCGAGGTCCAGGCGCGTGAGGCGTCGTTCTTCGGTGGACGCCGGCCCGCCGAGGAACGCGGGCGTCGCGGGCAGCACGATCTTTCCCGAGTCGTCCTGCCAGTTGCCGCGGGCGAGGATGCGGACGGTGCGTGGCACGTCCAGTTCGCGCGAGACCATGACGACGGGCACGGTTTGCGCGAGCTTTTCACGCTCCTTGAGGATGTCTAAGAATGTCTTGCGGTGCTCGGGCGAGAGTTCTTCGTCGCTGGGCAAAGCCGGCCTGGGGTCGCGGTTGGCTTCACGGTCTTCGACGCGGATGGCGGCGGGGTGCTCCCTGAGGAAGGCGGCGTACTTCGCCTCGTGCGCTTTGATCTGCTCGCCCTGCTCCGGGTTCTGCGCGACAAATGTGATGGGCGGGCGGAAGTGGGCGTAGTATTTTTCCCAGCTGATGTCGGCGCCGTTGAGGCTGCCGAAGAATGCGGCGAGGGAGTAAAAATCCTCTTGTGTGAAGGGGTCGAACTTGTGGTCGTGGCACTGCGAGCATCCCGTGGACGAGCCCAGCCAGACCTCGCCGTAGTTGGTGACGCGGTCTGCGTTCTGGATGGCGCGGTACTCCTTGGGCTGCGCGCCGCCTTCTTCGGTCAGAGGCGAGAGCCGGTTGTAGGCGCTGGCGATGAGCATGTCGCGCGTCGGCGCTTCGAGCATCTGGTCGCCGGCGAGCTGCATGATTGTGAACTGATCGAAGGGCAAGTTGTCGCTGAGCGCACGGATGACCCATTCTCGGTAAGGCCAGGCGGGCCAGCCGTTGTCGCTGTGGAAGCCGATGGAGTCCGCGTATCGCACCAGGTCCAGCCACCACACCGCCAGGTGCTCGCCGTAGGAAGGGCTGGCCAGCAGCGAGTCGACGTATTTTTCATAAGCGTCCGGCGAGGAGTCATTCATGAAAGCCGAGGCTTGCTCCGGCGTCGGCGGCAGGCCGGTGAGGTCCAGAGTCACGCGGCGCATCAGTGTGCGCTTGTCGGCCTGGGGCGAGGGCCTGATCGACCGCGCATCAAGCCGAGCGAGGATGAAGTTGTCGATCGGCGACTTGGCCCATGCGGGGTCTGACACCTTGGGCACCTCGGGCCGGGTCGGCGGGACGTAGGCCCAGTGGGTCTCGTAGGCTCCGCCCTCGTCGATCCACCGGCCGATCAGCGCGACCTCGTCGGGGCTGAGTTCCTTGTGGCTCTTGATCGGCGGCATCGGGTCGGCCGAGTCGTTGATACGGATCCACAGTTCGCTGGCCTCGCGGTTGCCGGGGACGATCGCCGCGTATCCGCCCAGGTCGGCGTGGGCGGCCTGCTCGATGTCGAGCCGAAGGTCGGCCTCGCGCGTCTTGGGGTCCGGGCCGTGGCAGAAGAAGCACTTGTCCGAGAGCAGCGGGCGGATGTCGGCGTTGAAGGACACCGGCTCAATCACGGCCGCGACCGGCGTCGCATCGGGGTCTGCCTCGTGGGGCGGGGTGGGCGACTCTAACGAAGCCGAGCCTTTGTCCCCGCAGCCCGTACAGGCCAGCAGGAGCAATGAAGCAGATGTCAGGAGCAGTAGCAAACGATTTTTCTTCAAGCGGTGTCTCACCAGGCCGGTTCCGGGCTCAAGCATCCTATTCTGTTAGGCGGCAAGGAGATATGGGTTAGAGAGCTCGTCTCGAACAATCTGTATTAGATGAGCGGGTCGGCGGTCCATGGAATTAGACCCCTGAGGGCGGTTCAGATTACGTGCGTAGATTTCCGGGGGCGTAACTGCCTAATATTTAGGCACGTAAATTTTTATTCGCGGCGATGCTAGGCGTTGATCTTTTGTCTTGCCGAGATTATGATTCCTCACTGTCTTGGCGGTGTAGCCAGGACTGTGACCGTTGTTCGAATCATATTGGACCTCGGTACTTTGTGTCGGCCGCGATCGGGCCGGTTGTGTGAACCCTTTTTAGGACAGGAGTGGTCAGCGACCATGAGCAAATCAAAGCTTGAGTACATTTGGCTGGACGGCTACAAGCCCACCCAGAGTCTGCGTTCCAAGACCAAGATCGTTGACAACTTCAGCGGCAAGCTCGAGGACTGCCCGATGTGGTCGTTCGACGGATCGTCGACTGGCCAGGCTGAAGGCCGCAGTTCTGACTGTCTGCTCCGCCCCGTCTACGTCTGTCCGGACCCCGCTCGCAAGAACGGCTTCCTGGTCATGACCGAAGTACTCAACCCCGATGGCACGCCGCACGAGTCCAACGGCCGCGCGCTGATCGACGATGATGACGATGACTTCTGGTTCGGCTTCGAACAGGAGTACACCCTGATCGACCCGCAGACGATGCGCCCGCTGGGCTTCCCCGCCGGCGGCTACCCCCGTCCGCAGGGCCCGTACTACTGCTCAGTCGGTTCGATGAACACCTTCGGCCGCGAGCTGATCGAAGAGCACCTTGACCTGTGCCTCGAGGCGGGCCTGAACATCGAAGGCATCAACGCCGAAGTGCTCGCGGGCCAGTGGGAGTTCCAGGGCTTTGCCAAGGGCGCCGCGAAGGCCGGCGACGAGATGTGGATCGGCCGCTACCTCATGGAACGCACCGCTGAGAAGTACGGCGTCTCGATCTCCTGGCACTGCAAGCCCGTCACCGGCGACTGGAACGGCTCGGGCATGCACGCCAACTTCTCCAACAACGTGCTCCGCACCTGCGGCAGCAAGGAGATCTACGGCAAGATCTGCGAAGCGTTCGGCACCCCCGACCGCATCAAGGCCCACATCGCCGTCTACGGCGCTGACAACCACATGCGTCTGACCGGCCTGCACGAAACGCAGTCCATCGACAAGTTCTCCTACGGCGTGTCCGACCGCGGCGCTTCGATCCGCATCCCGATCGCCACCGTCGAGAAGGGCTACAAGGGCTGGCTCGAAGACCGCCGACCCAACTCGGCCGCCGACCCCTACAAGGTCGCCGCCGTGATCATCAAGACCGTCAAGACCGCGTGCAAGGCCCTGGCCCTGCAGCCCGCGTAAGCTCGGCGAACAACCCTGATTCCTCCTGCCCCGGCACGGTCCCTCGCGGACCGTGTCGGGGTTTTTACATAGAGCAATCTTTCAACCGCGCGATGCCGCGCCAGAGCGGCCGGCGTCTTGTCTGTTACGCCCCGTGATCTTGGAACGGCTTGCATTTTTTCTGGCAGGGGGACAGGCATTCCTGCCTGTCGTTCGACGTCGCCGAATCACGATTCGGATCGGGCCTTCGGCCTGCTGACAGACAGCAATGTCTGTCCTCCTTCATTCAGGTGCCTGCGATGAGAGGGGCCACAACAGTTGAAATCTGCCCTAAATCGCTCCGCACGCAAGGGGTTTACTTGAAAACCACCTCGTACTCCAGCGCGTCCCCGATCCTGATCCACCGCACGGCCGCGCGTGGATTGGCTTTCCCCGCAGAGAAGATGGGCAGTCCCGTCGCTGCGTCGAGCATGTACTCGAAAGGCAATTCGTTGCCCTTGCTGTCGAGGTAGTGGTAGTTCGAGTCGTCCGTGGCGGCGATCTCGAAATCGCCATACGTCATCCTGAACGCCATGCCCTTGATCAGCTCTTTGAACGCATCGAAGGTGTCGGGCAGTGGCTGGCTGGTTTTCAGGAACTGCGCCGCGTCGCAGAGGAACTCCATGCGGTCGAGCATGATGGAGTAGTCGTCGGGCTTGAGGTCCTTGAGGACGTATTGCTTCCATTTTGCTTCGAGGGCCGCGGGGTCTTTTGTGCCGAAGGCCGTCTCGAATGCGCGATCACGCTCCCGGCCGTTGCCGATGAGGTCCAGGTACTTGATGAACGCGTTCTGGTAGCGCGCGCGGTCCGCATGGATCAGGAAATGGCAGAGCGACCAGCTCTGGGTGTACTGGAGGGCCGAGAGCGCGGGGTCGTTCATGTTCGCGTGCCACTTCTCGCTGGTGATCGACATCAGGTCCGCGGCGGCGAACGCCTCGCCCTTTTCGACCGCGTTTTTGATGAGGCTGATCCGCTGCGGCTCGGCCACGCCGATCTTGAACCTGCCCTTGACCAGGCGGGCCTGCTCGAAGTATTCCGCGAGCCCCTCGTTGATCCACACCGGCAGCTCGTTGCCCAGGAACCGTTGGGCGAACTGGTGGAAGCCCTCGTGCTGGAGCACCTGGAGGATGTTGCGCCGCGAGCGGTCGTAGACCCATGTCGCCAGTCCGCTCGCGTTTTCTTGGTTAAAGAACATCCCGCCGGAGTTTTCTGCGGAGATCCCGACGCCGGACATAAAGGAGATGTAGGCCTCGCGCGTGCTCAGCAGGTAGAGGTTTTCTTTGCCGGGGCCCCTTTCGCGGCCGACGCCGCCGCTGACAAAGCGGGCTTTGTATTCGTCATAGACCGCGTCCATGTGCAGCGCCAGGGGCCTGACATCGTCCGGCGGCAAGTCGGTCTGGATGATGTAATTGCGTGTCTCGAACTGCTTGAGTTCGCCACCCTTGGCCGGGTATGCAGCAATGGCGATGCACGCAAGGATGAACAGCCGGGCGGCTGCGGTGCGCTGCGGTAGAGAACGAGTCATGAGATCACCCAGAGTTATGTATAGCGGCCCCCGACCAATGCCAGGGGCCGCACGTCTTCTGTCGTTAAAGCGCGCTCTCTCAGCCCTGCAGGTCGGCGAACATCGGGGTGGAGAGGTAGCGTTCGCCGAAGGAGCAGCCGATGGTGACCACGGTCTTGCCGGGGTTTGCCTCGGCGATGCGGCATGCGGCCAGGACGTTGGCGCCGGTGGAGATGCCGCCGAAGATGCCCTCGGTGGCGGCGAGTTTGCGTGCGGTGGCGAAGGCCTCATCGCTGGTGATGCGCTGCACGCCGTCGACGATGTGCAGGTCGCAGTTCTTGGGCACAAAGCCGGCGCCGATGCCCTGGATCTTGTGAGGCCCGGGCTGGAGCGGCTCGCCGTTGCGGGTCTGGGTGATGACCGGCGACTCGACGGGCTCGACGGCGTAGCACTTGACCGAGGGCTTGTGCTGCTTGAGGTACTTGCCGGTGCCGCTGATGGTTCCGCCGGTGCCCACGCCCGCGACCAGGAAGTCGACCTGGCCGTCGGTGTCGTTCCAGATTTCCGGGCCTGTGGTGTTGTAGTGGATGCGGGGGTTGGCGGGGTTCTCGAACTGCTGGGGCATCCATGCCTTGGGGTCTCCTGCGAGGATCTCCGCGGCCCGGTTGATCGCGCCCTTCATGCCCTCGGCGGCGGGGGTCAGCACAAGATTAGCGCCCAGCGCACGAAGCATGGCGCGGCGCTCGATCGACATCGACTCGGGCATCGTCAGCGTGAGCTTGTAGCCACGCGAGGCGCACACGAACGCCAGCGCGATGCCGGTGTTGCCCGAGGTCGGCTCGACGATGTGTGTGTCGGGGCTGATCTTGCCCTCGGCTTCGCCGGCCTCGATCATGGCCCGGCCGATGCGGTCCTTGACGCTCGCCAGCGGGTTGAAGAACTCGCACTTGACGAACACCTTCGAGCCGTTTTTCGGGGCCAGCTTGTTGACGCGGACCAGCGGCGTATTGAAGACGGTGTCGATGATGCTGTCGTAGGTTTTATTGTGAAGCAGGGCGGTGGCGGTAGACATGGCGTGCTCCTGATCTTTGGATCGTTTTCTTTCAGGCGGTTTGTTGGGCCCCATGTT